CACCATACCGATAAAAAGCTTCAATTTCAGTTTCTGATAAATATTGTTAGAAAACGTAAAAGATTCTCCAAATGGGTCAAGCCAGTTGAAGATGATAAAATTGAACTGATTAAAGATTGTTATGGCTATAGTAATGAAAAGGCAAAGCAAGTTGCTCACCTTATCACGGCCGAACAAGTAGATATTTTAAAGGCTAAAAAAGGTGGAAAATCTAAATAACATAGTATCTTGGAATCCTACCATGATGTTGGAAGTTACCCTGAATGAACCAGGCGACTTCCTAAAGGTAAAGGAAACCCTAACACGAATTGGAGTAGCATCTCGTAAAGATAATACCCTATTTCAATCATGTCATATTCTACATAAGCAAGGTAGATATTTCATAGTTCACTTCAAAGAACTATTTCTTTTAGATGGTAAGAAAGCTAATCTAGAAGATATGGATATACAGAGACGCAATAGTATTGCTACTCTGCTAGGAGACTGGGGATTGGTTCAAGTAGTTGATCCTACTCAGTCTACTGAATGTGCGCCGTTAAGGCTCATTAAAATCATTTCTCATAAAGAGAAACACAACTGGACATTATCTCCTAAGTATAATATAGGTAATAATTAAATAATTCGTTGAAGTTGTATAAATCTATTCTGGACGGGGGTTCGACTCCCCCCAGCTCCACCATAAGTGCATTAGACTTACTGGATAGGCATTGAGTTGTCGAAGGTGTGAAGCATAACTAGATTATGTGGACTGGTCTTTATAAGATTGCCTGAAACTAGTGTACTTATGAGGGGGCTGTTTTGGTTTCGACAGGGTAGCGTATGGTACAACGGAGAATCAGTCAAGGCTAAAGACTGTAAGGATTGGGAGTTCCCGGTCGAAGAAGCAAACTAAAGTAAACGCAAATGATAACGCTTACGCCCTAGCTGCCTAGTAGCTAGTGAGGTTTTGACTAGTTGACCTTATTACCAAATAACTAGTCAACAATTTTAACATAAAGGACTATATAATGAGTGAAGCACAAATTGTACGATTAACATCAGGTGAAGAATTACTAGCATCAGTTACTGAAACATTTGGTACTACTGAAAATACCTACAACCTAACTCAGGTAACTATTATCTTACCTGGTGAGAATGGTAATATTGGATTGTATCCTTTCATGCCATATTCAGATATTGCTAACACTGGATTAACACTATCCCGGGATAAAGTACTATTTGTAACAACTCCGGCTAAAGACTTAGCGGATTACCATACTTCCTTATTCGAGGAAAAATCAGATCTCTATGTACCTCCTGAAAAGAAAATCATAGTTTAATCGCAAAAAGATTTTACTTTTAGCTCATAATGTGTTATAATTGCATTATGAGCTTTTTTATTTATGGGAGAATATATGTCTAAATTAAAGTTTTATACCGATGTAAAACGACTAGGTGATAAAATACTACTATGTGGATACGATGATAATGGCGATCGTATTAGACGTGAAGTACCATTTGCTCCTACCTTATATGTCCCTAAAAGTGATGGTGACTGGAAATCACTTTATGGTGAACCTCTAGCTCCACTTCAATTCTCATCTATGAAAGATGCTAGAGAGTATCTAGCTAAATACGAAGATACCGCTAACTTTAAAGTTCATGGTAACACCAACTATATTGCTCAATTTGTACAAGAGCATCTGCCTGGTAAGATTGAATTCGATCGAAACATAATCAATGTTACTAACCTTGATATTGAGGTTGAATCTGATTCAGGATTCCCTGAGCCAATGGAAGCTAACTATCCAGTTAATGCTATCACATGGAAAAACAATATTGATAATGTGTATTATGTATGGGGATTAGGTGAGTTTGATGTATCAAAGCGATTAGATCAAGATCTAGATGTTGTATATAGTGCGTGTGAGACTGAAGGTCAGTTACTATCAGAGTTTATAGCCCATTGGAGATCTAACTTTCCTGATGCTATTACTGGATGGAACTCTAATATATTTGATATTCCGTATTTAATCAATCGTATCACTAAGGTACTATCAGCTGCTGCGGCTAAGTCGTTATCTCCGTGGGGAAGAATTAAAAGCCGTGAGTTCACATATATGAACCGTACTCAGCAAACATATGAGATTATGGGTATTGGTCTTCTTGATTATATGGAATTATATAAGAAATTCACATTTACCACTCAAGAATCATATAGTCTTGATAACATATCTCATGTTGAATTAGGTGAGCGTAAATTATCATACGAAGAACACGGTGACTTATATACACTATACAAGCAAGACTTTCAAAAGTTTATTGACTATAATATTCGTGATGTTAAACTAGTTGACCGCTTAGATGATAAGATGGGGTTAATCACACTTTGTATGACCCTGGCTTATAAAGCTGGTGTAAACTATTCAGATACATTTGGTACAACCGGGATTTGGGATACTTATATTTATCGTACACTTCATGACCAAAAGGTAGCTGTACCTCCTCGTGAGTCCACATTTAAGGACAAGTATCCAGGTGGTTATGTTAAAACACCTAGAGTTGGTGGTCATGATTGGGTTGTATCATTCGATTTAAACAGTCTATATCCACACCTAATCATGCAATATAATATGTCACCCGAGACTATTGTTAATGATCGTACATTTGGTATGTCGGTTGAATGTGCTCTAGAAGGTAGAATACCTAAATCGGTTAGACCTGATTGTACTATGGCAGCTAATGGTACTCATTATAGAAAAGATATCCGTGGTGTTATCCCTCAGTTAGTTGAAGAGATGTATGCTGGTCGTAAAATTGTTAAGAAAGAAATGTTAAAGACTATACAAGCTAAAGAGAAAGCCGATAAGTCTGATAAGACACTCATGACTGAATTTGAGAAGACTATCAACACCCTTGATAATGAGCAGATGGCATATAAGATCATGATGAACTCACTTTATGGTGCACTAGGTAATGAATGGTTTAGATATTACGATCTTCGTATCGCTGAAGGTATTACTTTATCTGGTCAGTTATCTATTCGATGGGCCGAGGATGCAGTTAATAAGTTCATGAATAAGATTGTTGGTGGTAAAAACAAAGATCACGTTATTGCTATTGATACTGACTCATTGTATGTAGATTTCAATCCTCTTGTTAAACATCTTAAACTAGAAGATAAGATGGATACTAATCAAATTGTTAAAACCATTGATACTATATGTGTAGATCAGTTTGA